GGCGGATGCTTTGACGCTTCCTACCAGACGAGTAAGACCCGTCGCGGAAGAGTTCAGGGGGGGGGCAATCTCTGTCCGACGCTGACCGCTGGTGAGCCGGAGATATGGGTGATAGAATCGGCACGAGATTTGTAGGAACGGCAGGGTATGACAAAATTATATCTCAAACCCATCGACCATCCCGAAGCGGACTGGCAGGAACTAGTCGGCACTGTTGTAAAGGATAGCATCACCGTGTCCGGCCCGGAGTTTATTCCGGATATTGCGCCAAACATCGGGCATTTCCAGTTTACATTCCACTGCAGGATAAAGCGCAAGACCGAAATTAGGTTAATGCAGTTGGCTGGCTTCAAAAAGAGTCCCAAATGCACCTACAGGACAGTAAAGAGAGGGTGCGCTAAAAGGAATATGATATGAAGAAACTTTATACTGGAGTCGCCACAAGTGCGAGGACGGTCTTAGTGAAAGACTACGACGACCAGGGGGATGTTTGTTTTCGTCCCCCGTTTGACTGTAATGTCGGAGATGAGGTGATTATTACTTTTGAGTCCAATGAAAATTGAAATTAAAGTTACAGCAACGGAATGTACTGACGAGGAGATGCGACTCTCCAAGAAGTTCTGTGTGCGAAAAGAAGCGCCCAATGGCAACCTTGTTAACAGCGAGGTGTTCCTCTCTGAAGCAGAGGACGTCGTTCTTAAATCAATCTTTATGCGAATAGTGGCGGATAAGAATAATTTAATCAACTGGCACGAAGATTTGAGCGCTGGCTCTGTGTCCGCCCTAATCGAAATCATCCCAGCCGTAGATTACATTCCGGAATGACCTATATCGAGACCCCTCCCAACCCTTACGGCAAGAAAAAACCCCGCCAGTCCCCGGAGATGAAACTGCAGGCCGCCTGCTTCGTCCGTGCCTGGAACGACTTTCCTGAAACCAGAAAGTTGCTTTTCCATGTCGCCAACGAGATAGACCGCCCGGACGCAAACGCCATCATCGGCTCCATCCGCAAGTCGGAGGGCATCGTCCGTGGCGTATCCGATTTTATCCTACTTATCCCTCGCGGGCGGTGGCACGGTCTTATGATAGAGCTGAAATGGGAAGACGGTCGCCAGTCGCCTTATCAGAAGGAATGGCAGGCCCTGGTCGAGGCCCAGGGCTACCGTTACGAAATAATCCGATCCGAGGAAGACTTTGTCGCGCTTCTTGCAGAATACCTGAAAAAGTAGTATCTTTGCCCTATGTCCAAAGCCCTCATACCTTTACGTCCCGGCGGATTCGTTTCCAGCCTCAGCCAGCCCGAGCAGTCGGCGCTTTCTTGGTTTGTCCTGTCCGGATGCACGAAGAAGGAGGCATTTCTGACCTTTGCGAGGCCGGACATGCTGGTGTCCTCCGCGAAGGCCGCGATTGACGACTACATCAAGCAGTTCTTTTCCCAAAAGGCCGTGAAGGAATATATCGAGGCATACGAGGACACCTTGAACGCATTCTTGCATCCCGCGCCGGCCAAGGCCCAGTCCTCCGAGTCGCTGGAGGAGCGGAAGGCGAAGGCCAAGACCAAGCTGGTCGAATTCGCGATGTCATTGGCGGACGACATCGAGCGGGCGGAAGACCCCGAATTCGTGCTGAAAATGGCAGACAAGGCGGGGCTTCTGGACAGCGACGAGCAGATTGAGGAACAGCCGAGGCGCTATTTGCCTCAGACATGTTCGGACTGTGCCTATAGGATTTTTGTCGAGGAGAACTGTGACGGCACGGTTATTGAAGGAGAAACATAGCGGGATTTTTCCATTGCTTTGCGTCCCGCATCAGGGCGGTGTCCCTAGAGCCGCCTTTTTTTTATGAAAATTTTTGTTGCATTATAGGATATGGATATTACAGGTAGAGTCATTGCGAAACCGGCGACCAAGACCGGCAACTCGCAGAGAGGCATTTGGCGGAAGGCGTCCCTGGTCATCCGCTACGAGGAGGGGCAATTCCCCAAGGACATCAAGTTGACGAACATGAAGAGGGCTGAAGAGTTCGAACGGATTCAGATCGGACAGACCGGCAAGTTCTACTACGACGCCCGCACTACGGAGCGCAACGGCGAATGGTACTGCGACCTCGAGTGCTGGAAATGGGAGCTCGACGCACCCTCCCAAACTGGCAGTTACCAGCAAGGCCCGATTTAACGGGGCATATCATACAAACTTTTCTCATTCTCATTATTGTCAGCCCCGCCGCGATGGTGGGGCTTGATTATTTTTGAAATGCTCAATGATTTACTTATCTTTGCGGTATGTTCCGACTTAGGCCAAATCACGCACCTTTTCCGCCGCTTTACGAGCACGTAGAGAGGAAGCTGCCCACCGTGAAAGACAGGGGCTGGGACAAGGTCGGCGATTTCACACTACGAGAGAAGCGGGATTTTATGCCGCAGCCGGGACTGCAGGAGAAGTTCTGTCAGTGCGACAGCAACATCATCTTCCTATGCGGAGCCGCTACGATGGGGAAGACCTACTGCATGTTAATGAAATTCCTATATGGAATGGATAGACCGGGGTTCGCGGGCCGATTCATTTCGATGCGTCTGGCAGACTCGAAGAAGGGTACGTCAATTTATAGGGACGCAATGGAGCTGCTGGGAAATTATACCAACTGCGAGGTTTCGTCAAGCGATTCGCCTACCTTTGCCTGGTCGAAATACAACTCTGCCGTGCAGCTCATCCACAGCAACTTTAACATCGACAATCCGACGGAGTGGGACGACTTCAAAGAGCTGGCCAAGAAGAATCAGGCGAGCCTCATACAGGTGGACGAAGGATCTGACATGCCTTTCCGGATGTTCACCTATTGGATGTCGCGTAATCGAGATTCATCTGGGATGAAGCCGCAGATAACAATGTCCTTCAACCCCGAGTACACCCACTGGACGACGACATTCCTTCTCAACGGCGGATACATCGACCCCGCGACGTACTACATCCGCTCCGAAATGAACGGTAGGACACGATATGTCTATTTCAAGGGCGACGATGTCAACGACGTGCTCTGGGGCGATACGGCTGAGGAGGTTGCGGCGGCAGCGGGTATCGTGCTGTCGGAGGCCGACCGCAAGGCGGGGCTAACGGAGAAGGATATGGTCAAGTCCTTCACGATGTTTACCGGAGAGGCGTCCGATAACTTAAAATTGGTTTCGGCGACCGGCGGCGGTTCGGTGGCGAACCTTCACGCCACTGGCGCCACCCAACGAAACATCTTGAAGGGCGCGTATTTTGGGCCGACCAACAACGACAAGTCGTCTATTTCGAAGCAGATGATACTTGACCTCGCAACGAACCCCGTCGATGACGACGAGAATATGTACGCCACGATGGATATCTCTGGCGCGGCCTCCTCAAAAGACCCTGACGCTTGCCAGATGATAATATGGAAGGGGCTGCGGTTTATAGCCATTGAAACCTATGAAGGCAACATGAAGGAGATAACGCCGTGGATTGAGGGGATGCTGTCTAAATACGGCGTGCCGGTCGAGCATTTTGCCTTTGATGCTACGGGCATGGGCTTTTTTCTCAAGGACTTTGTCAACGGATACCCGGTTACGTCAAACAAGACCGCGCTACAGGAATACGACGAGAACGGCAACCCCGTCACTTTCGAGCAGTACTTTAATATCCGTAGCCAGTTGCTTGGAAAAATGAAGGTGCTTATTGAAACGGGGAAAATCAGTACCAGCTTGGACTTAAACACGAAAATCCCATACGGAAGGAAACATGAACTACGGTCTTTGCGCGATATTCTTTTTGACGCAATCGACCTGTTCGTGTCAACGACCAAGAACAAACGCATCTACTATCTTTCGAAAGACGAATACAAGGCAAGACACCAGAAGAACTCCCCTGACCTTATGGATACCCTCTGCCTTCGGGCAATCTGGGAGCTCGACGCCCGCCCTAAGAAGCAGCCAGCGCCGGAGGTCGAGGACGACGCATATGACGGCCTTTTCACTGACTACCTTGGCGGACGCGCCGGAGCGGTAGTCTGGGTATAACATAAAATCGCGATTTTTAACCTATGAACATTAGTGATTACATCAACGTAGCGAAGAAAAAGCTCTGGCTGAGGCGCGTGGTGAGCGACTCGCCCGACGGCAACGGCTACGAGATGAAGGTGATGACACAGGACGACTTCCTGAACGAAGTCTGTTCCGCGGCCCACAAGATTAATTCCCCGATGATGTCGCGGCGTCCGGTTTACGGCCCGACTGAGGAGAAGGACAAGAACGGCAAGACGAAATGGGCCATAGTCGGCTACGACAACATCGAAACCGTGCCGGTCAGCAAGCAGGAGGAAATCATCTCCAAGAAGATATCCCATTTCGCGGCTGACGGCTTCTGGACGGCATCGGAGAGCGACGACGAGGATGCGTTCACGACGCTCATGTCCTGGGCGGATACGGTCGGAGTGAAGACGGCGTTTATAGATGTCATCCGTTCCACGTTCCGCACCGGCGACGGCGCCGTCTATTTGTACCAGACCGACGACCCGGATGACCCTATCCAGTACGAGGTATACGGCTACGAGGAGGGCAGCACGCTATACCCGCAGGTAGATTTCAACGGTAGGAAAAGCCTGGCGAGGAAGTACAAGTTCAATACGCACGACGCGGTCGACATTTTCACACCCGACAAGATAGAAACGTGGATGATGCTGGACGAGCAGATGGAGGATTACCGGATGTTCGTGCCGGAAGGGACTGACCCGGAGAAATCCGACGACGGTTATGTACTTGTCCGCAGCAAGGAGGCGCAGGCGGGGAACCTCTGCCAGTGCATCTATTTCCGCGTGTCGGACATTCCCACCGGCCCGGTACAGCCCCAGATAGAGAAGCTCGAGGACGGCAAGACTTATGTCGGCGAACACCTAAAGGGAACGGCCATGCCGATTCTGTTCCTCAAGTCGGAGAAGACGACCAGCCTCCCGCCCTCGAACCTGGCGAACAAGGCCATCGGCGTAAAGGGCACGTCCGACAGCCTGGCGCACTCCGATGCGAAATGGCTTATCCCGCCGGACGCCAGCAACATAGCAGACCTGCACTTGGACGGGCTGGAGAACGACATCCGCGACGGGGCTATGTCGGTGAAGATAGACCCG